CGTCTATAGACGATATTATGAATATTACTGGAGATAGAGGTAGAGGCAACGTACACCGTACCATGAAGAAGCTAGTCGCCCTTGGACATTGCAAGATGGTTCCCCGCATGGCAAGAAGCATACGCCCCTCCTATATCAGAGTACATAAGCTGGAAGTCGAATAATTGGATATTGAAAAAATCGTTGGGCAGTTACCAGTAGGGGAGCGGGAAGAGTTCTTCCGGATGGCTGCCGACTACATGGAGTCTCTTAAGAGAGAGAAAGCTCAAGTAGACTTTATGGACTTTGTTCATCAGATGTGGCCCGGATTTGTAGATGGACCACACCATAAGATTATGGCAAAGAAGTTCCAAGAGATTGCCGATGGTAAATGTAAACGTCTTATCATCAATATGCCACCACGACATACCAAGAGTGAGTTTGCCTCCTATCTGTTGCCCGCTTGGTTTCTTGGAAAGTACCCTGGCAAGAAGATTATTCAGTGTTCTAATACGGCAGAACTTGCTGTCGGTTTTGGTAGGAAAGTGAGGAACCTAGTTGGTAGCGAAGCATACTCAAAGATATTTCCGAATGTCGCTCTTAGATCTGACTCTAAGGCTGCTGGTCGTTGGGCTACTAATGCCAATGGCGATTATTTTGCTATTGGTGTTGGCGGTACTGTTACAGGTAAAGGAGCTGATCTGCTCATTATTGACGATCCTCACTCGGAGCAAGAGGCGGCGATAGCAGCCACTAACCCTGAAGTCTACGATAAGGTCTATGAATGGTATTCATCAGGTCCTCGTCAACGTCTTCAACCAGGCGGCGCAATTGTGGTGGTTATGACCCGCTGGAGTCTGAGGGACTTAACGGGCAAAATTTTAAAGTCTTCTATTGAGCGGGACGGGGATATGTGGGATGTGATTAACTTCCCTGCAATATTGCCAGATGACAAACCATTATGGCCTGCGTTCTGGCCGTTAACTGAACTCCTTGCCTTAAAGGAAGAACTTCCTGTTTCCAAGTGGAATGCGCAGTATCAGCAAAGTCCGACTTCTGAAGAAGGCGCCCTTGTAAAGCGTGAATGGTGGAAGCTTTGGGAAGGTGATCGCCCTCCTTCATGCCAATTTGTTATTCAATCTTGGGATACTGCCTTTACAAAAAATGAGCGGAGCGACTACTCTGCTTGCACAACTTGGGGAGTTTTTTACAAGGACGAAGATGAAAGAGACCCCCATATCATTCTTTTGGATGCCTTTAAAGAACGTATGGAGTTTCCTGAACTGAAGGCGAAAGCCATCAGAATGTATAAAGAATGGGAACCCGATGCGTTTATCGTAGAGGCTAAGGCGTCTGGCGCCCCGCTAATTTTTGAATTGAGACGCATGGGTATACCCGTATCAGAGTTTACACCTACTCGTGGCAATGATAAGATAGCTCGACTGAATTCTGTAACAGATTTATTTGCCTCCGGCAAAGTGTGGGCGCCGGGGACAAGATGGGCTGATGAAGTGATGGAAGAGATGGCGGCGTTCCCAAACTCGGATCACGATGACTTAGTGGACTCCTCTACTCAAGCATTGATTCGCTTTCGGAAAGGCGGATTTGTTTCCCTACCCTCAGACGACCAAGACGAACCACAATTTTATAGACGCAAAGCTGCGTATTACTAGGAACCAATATGGCCATTGATAAAGCACTATACCAAACCCCAGTCGGCATCGACGCACTGGCAGAACAAGAACCTGAGATGGAGATCGAGATTGTAGATCCTGAATCAGTAACAATCGGTATAGATGGACTTGAGATTGAAATCGAGCCAATGGAAGAAGGCGAAGATGACTTTGATGCCAACTTAGCTGAATTCATGAATGAAGGTGAATTGGCTACTATTGCTGGTGATTTGATCGGCGACTATGACAATGACATCGCATCTCGTAAAGACTGGATCCAAACCTATGTAGACGGATTAGAACTTCTTGGTCTGAAGATCGAAGAAAGAACTGAACCATGGGAAGGTGCTTGCGGAGTCTACCATCCGCTCCTATCCGAAGCAGTAGTCAAGTTCCAAGCAGAAACCATGATGTCTACTTTCCCAGCTTCTGGTCCTGTAAAGACTCAGATCATTGGTAAGGAAACACCAGATAAAAAAGATGCTGCTGAACGTGTAACGGCTGACATGAACTATCAGTTGACAGATGTAATGCAAGAATATCGCCCTGAACATGAAAGAATGTTATGGAGTTTAGGTATCGCTGGTAATGCATTTAAGAAGGTGTACTTTGATCCTTCCTTAAATCGCCAAGTATCTATGTTTGTTCCTGCAGAGGACATCGTTGTTCCTTATGGAGCTTCAAACCTTGAGTCGGCAGAGCGTGTAACCCATGTCATGCGTAAGACTGAAAACGATTTACTGCGTTTACAGCATTCGGGTTTCTACCGAGATATCGACTTAGGTACACCAGATAATGTATTAGATGAAGTAGAGAAGAAGATTGCAGAAAAGCTTGGCTTTAGAGCAACTTCTGATGACCGTTACAAAGTCTTGGAAATGCACGTTAACTTAGATTTATCTGGTTACGAGCATACCGATGACGAAGGTGAACCTACTGGCATTGCTCTTCCTTATGTAGTAACAATCGAAAAAGGATCAAATACTGTATTAGCGATCCGCAGAAATTGGAACCCAGATGATGAGACTAATAAAAAGCGTCAGCACTTTGTTCACTACGGGTATATTCCCGGCTTTGGTTTTTATTGTTTTGGCCTTATCCATCTTATCGGCGCTTTTGCTAAATCTGGTACTTCCATTTTGCGCCAGCTTGTCGATGCAGGATCACTCTCGAATTTGCCAGGTGGCTTTAAGACCCGTGGCTTGCGAGTCAAAGGTGATGACACACCGATAGCTCCAGGTGAGTTCCGTGATGTAGACGTTCCATCAGGCACGATGAAAGATAACATCATGCCGTTGCCATACAAAGAACCTTCAATGGTTCTGGCTGGCTTGTTAGATAAGATCGTTGATGAAGGTCGTCGCTTTGCTTCTGCTGCCGATATGAAGGTTGCAGATATGTCAGGGAATACCCCAGTAGGGACAACCCTTGCAATCTTGGAAAGAACTTTAAAAGTAATGTCTGCGGTACAAGCCCGTATTCATTATTCAATGAAACAAGAGTTCAAGCTATTAAAGAAAATTATCGCTGACTACACTCCTGAAGATTATAGCTATGAGCCAAGCGAAGGACGCCGCTCTGCTAAGAAGTCTGACTACGATGATGTAGATGTCATTCCAGTAAGCGATCCAAATGCAGCAACAATGAGTCAAAAGATTATGCAGTATCAAGCGGCTCTTCAGCTAGCTCAGTCTGCACCTCAGCTTTACAACATGCCATTACTGCATCGTCAGATGCTAGATGTTCTTGGGTTAAAGGATGCTAATAAATTAGTACCAATGCCAGACGACCAAAAACCAAGAGATCCAATCTCTGAGAATATGGCTGCATTTAAGATGGAACCACTCAAGGCATTTATTTATCAAGACCATGAAGCCCATATTACTGTTCATATGGCTGCAATGCAAGACCCAAAGATCATGCAATTGATGGGTCAAAACCCTAATGCTCAGATGATTCTAGGCGCAATGATGTCTCATATCCAAGAACACGTTGGCTATGAATACCGTCGTCAAATGGAAGAGATGATTGGCGTTCCAATCCCTTACTCAGAAGAAGACGACTACGAAGTACCAGAAGAAGTCGAATTGCAAATTGCCCGTTTGGCGGCGCCCGCAGCACAAAAACTGTTGCAACAAAGCCAATCACAAGTTGCACAGCAACAAGCACAACAGCAAGCTCAAGATCCAATATTACAGATCCAGCAAGCTGAATTGCAAATCAAGCAGCAAGAAGCTGCAACATCTCAACAAAAAGTTCAGATTGATGCACAGGCAAAAGCAGAACAAATGCAAATTGAACGGGAGCGTATCGCTTCTCAAGAACGCATTGCTTCTATGCAGAATCAAACTAAAGTTGAAAAAGATCGTACTCAACTCTCCATCCAAAGTGAGATTGAACATGCGAAGCTTGCGGTGGACATCGGCAAGCACAGTCAACAGATGTCCAAGCAGAAGGAGAAACCCACGAAAGGTGATTAATGGATCCTTTAGATGTAGTACTCAAAGAAGCTAGAGACCGAATTGAGATGCTCAGTGAGGCATTAAAAAGAGGTAGCTGCACGAGTTTTGAGGAATATAAGTACACATGCGGTCAGATTCGAGGTCTAGAGTCCGCCTGTGCAATAACCCTAGACCTTCAGAAAAATATGGAGAACTCCGATGAGTGACCAATTAGCATTAGATCGAGCAGTAGATTTATCAGCATTACTGGATAAAGCTCCAGAAGAAAAAGCACAACAACTCCCTACTCCTTCAGGCTATCGCATCCTTTGCGCTATCCCAGAAGTAGAAAATGAGTATGACAATGGTCTATTAAAAGCAGATGAAACCATTAACTATGAAGAAAAACTGGCAACAGTACTATTTGTGGTCGAAATGGGGCCTGATTGCTATAAAGATGAGAAAAGATTCCCCAACGGTGCATGGTGTCAAAAGGGTGATTTCGTAATTGTCAGACCAAACGCTGGAACACGCCTGTTAATTCATGGTCGTGAGTTCAGAATGATCAATGATGACGTTGTGGAAGCCGTAGTACAGGATCCACGTGGCATCACACGTGCTTAAGGAGCTATAAATGGCTGAAAACAAGATGGAATTAGAAGAATTCGAGTTTCCTGATGAAGTTAAAGAGAAATCTGAGACTGAATCTGGCGATGAGTTCGAGATTGAGATTGAAAATGATGTACCTCCCCAGGATCGCAACCGTAAGGCTGTCAATCCAGAGGTAGTTGAAGCTCTAGAAGAAGAAGATCTAGAGAAATTCAACAATGATCAGAATACCGCTTTGAAAGAAGCGAAAAAGGTCTACCATCAAGAGCGTCGTGAGAAGGAAGCTGCCCAAAGGGAACAGCAAGAAGCGATTAACCTAGCTAAAAAAGCGTTGGCTGAGAACAAAATGCTTAAAGAACGCCTTCATAACGGTGAAACTGCGTATGTTGATACAGTAAAACATGCAGCATTGTCAGAATTAGAGTCGGCAAAGCAAGATTTCAAGTCCGCCTATGAGTCTGGTGACGCTGATAAGCTATTAGAAGCCCAAGAACGCATGACAAATGCGAAGTTTCGGATGGATAAAGCAGAAAATTATCAACCACAGTTTAAAAAAGCTTCTCAAGAAGAACAATTTGATGTACAAATACCACAACCGCAAGTAAATGCGCCGGATCGTAAAGCTGTTGCATGGCAAAAGCAGAACGATTGGTTTGGTTCAGATGAAGAAATGACCAGCTTGGCGCTTGGTTTGCACGAAAAATTAGTACGTAATGGGATCCCGGCTGGATCTGATGACTACTACGAAAGCATTGATAAAACGATGCGAAAACGTTTTCCTGAGAATTTTGAAGGTGAACAAGAAGTAGAGACTGATGAACCCGCTAAGGTTAATCGGCCTAAAGCTAGTACGGTCGTCGCTCCGGCAACCAGAAGTACGTCTCCGAAAAAGATTCGTATTAGTAAAACCCAAGTCGCATTAGCGAAGAAACTGGGTTTAACCCCAGAGCAGTATGCCCGTGAACTAACTAAATTGGAGGCCCAAAATGGCTGAAGCAAGAATAAAACGTGATGTAGATACTAGAGCAACTTTTGAACGTCCTCAACAGTGGGCGCAACCTGAGTTACTTCCTGAGCCTGATAAAGAGGCTGGGTATTCATATCGCTGGGTACGTGTTGCAAACTTGAACACTGCTGATCCACGCAATCTTTCCGCTAAATTACGGGAAGGTTGGGAGCCAGTGCGCATAGAAGAACAACCCAAATTTCAACTGTTAGTTGATCCTCAAAGTCGTTTTAAAGACAACATTGAGATCGGCGGCTTGTTGTTGTGTAAGACACCAACTGAGTTCGTGGAGCAGCGTAACGCTTATTACGCCAAGCAAAGCGCATCACAGACGGATGCAGTAGACAATAACTTGATGCGTCAAAGCGACCCAAGGATGCCACTCTTTAAAGAGAACAAATCCACGACTAGCTTTGGCAAAGGTAACAATTAACTTTTTAACTTATTAGGAGAATTAAATGGCTTATCCAACCATTTCTGCTCCCTATGGTCTAGAAGCGATTAACCGTGTTGACTTTATGCCCTATGCTGGGGCTACACGTCAACTGCCGATTGCAAGTACTTATAATACTGCGATCTACAACGGCGACATCGTTATGGTCAAAGGTGGCAATATCATCAAGTCAACTGTAACTGTTGACTCTACAACTGACAACACAGCAAACCTCACCTATGGTGTGTTTGTAGGTGTTCAGTACGTTAACTCACAGCAACAGACTGTACAAGCTCAGTATTACCCAGGTAATGCTGCCGCTAGTTCTGCTGTAGCTTATGTTGTTGACGATTCACAAGCAGCATTTAAAGTTGCTATTACTTTCTCTGGTAACACTACTGTAACTACAGCAAATTCATCTGTTGTTGGTACAAACCTGTCTATCCGTCAAGGTACCGGCTCTTCTACTACAGGTAATTCCGGTTTATCCGTTATTGCTCCAGTAATTGGTAGTGGCAATGCAGCAGCTCTGCCTGTTCGTGTAGTAGCAGTAGTTCCAGAAACCGCAACTGGCACAAACGCCTTCACAGAAGTAATTGTGAAGTTGAATAACCCACAAATTCTGTTGGCTGCGGCCCAGAATTATGTCTAAAGGAGCTACTTAAATGGCTATTTCTCGTGCACAGCTCCTAAAAGAGCTACTCCCAGGACTCAATGCCTTGTTTGGACTTGAGTACGCTCGCTACGGCGAAGAACACAAAGAGATCTATGAAACAGAGACCTCTGAGCGTTCATTTGAAGAAGAAACAAAACTGTCAGGTTTCTCTGCAGCTCCTGTCAAAAACGAAGGCTCAGCCATCGCTTATGACAATGCTCAAGAAGCATGGACAGCTCGCTACAACCACGAAACTATCGCTCTTGGCTTTAGCTTGACTGAAGAAGCAATCGAAGACAACCTCTACGATTCTTTGTCAGCTCGCTACACTAAGTCTTTAGCTCGTGCTATGGCTTATACCAAGCAAGTTAAAGCTGCTGCTGTATTGAATAACGGCTTCACTACCGGTTACAACGGTGGCGATGGCGTTCCACTCTTCAGCGCATCACACCCATTGGTATCTGGCGGTACAAACAGCAACGTTCCATCTACTCCTGCTGACTTGAATGAGACTTCTTTGGAAGCCGCTGTAATTCAAATCGCTGCTTGGACTGATGAGCGTGGCCTATTGATCGCTGCTAAGCCTAAGAAGTTGGTTGTTCCTCCTGCATTACAGTTCGTGTCAACTCGTTTGCTCGAAACTGAATTGCGTGTTGGTACAAACGACAACGATATCAACGCTATCAAGAACAACGGTTCTGTCTCTGAAGGTTACACTGTTAACCACTTCTTGACCGACACCAATGCTTGGTTCCTGACTACTGATGTTCCAAACGGTATGAAGCATTTCGTTCGTACTCCTTTGAGCAACAGCATGGACGGTGATTTCGATACTGGTAACGTTCGTTACAAGTCTCGTGAGCGTTACAGCTTCGGCTGGTCTGATCCACTCGGAATGTATGGTTCAGCAGGTGCTTAATTAAGCCCTATTCAAACGTAAATCAGTTTGGACCCCGCTCACGAGGCGGGGTTTTTCTTTTCTTCCCAATGATGTTTTCTATGGCAGTTTGCACATAGCACTACGCACTTTACGGCTTCTTCTACAGCCCGTGTAAATTGAGAATTTTTGATAAACCAACTAACGGCTTGATTTTTAGCGGCGGGATCTTTATGGTGAAAGTCTAATGTTGCTGGGTGGTTCTCCCCGCAAATAGTGCATTTAAGGGTGGCTTTAAAAGTAGCCCAATCTAGCCTAGATTTTTTTTTATTTTCTTTGGTTCGTTGCTTAGTTTCTTCTTGGTTTTTTAAATAGTGTTCGTGGCTACGTACTTTGTGATACGCTTTTCTTACTTCCAGATCTTTGTAGGGCATTTAAACTCGCTTGTTATAACACTTCGCCAGCATTAAGTTTTTGATTTTAGTAGGTATTTTTGTGTAATCCCGATCAAAGTCAGTAGGCATCTTAGTCCAAACATCTGCTAAGTAAAATGGGGATTTACCCTTAGGGTACCAAAGGCGGGTAGTGCCGAGTATGTGGTAAAGATAAGCGTAGGCGTTGGCTTTTTGTACGTACTCTTTATGATTAATTGGAAGGTAAAACTCGTCAATCTTTTTAGCTGCCCGGATTTCACAATCTAGCTCAATGTTCATACAAGCCATTAAAACTTCTTTTAGTTTCCTAGGCTTAAGCTCAATTTCATGTTCTAGCCAAGAATGCATTAGTTCTAAAGGGTCCCGTTTTTCTTCGTCTAGCTCAATCTTTTTATTCCAAATAGTTGTTTTTTCTATAAACTGATCCCTATGGCAGCTTTCATGGACCATAGTTTGAACCCACTCATTTTCTTCCATATAACAAGCCACCACTAATTCTGGGGTAGTGCTACAAAAATACCCATGGCACCTAACGCGGTCAATCCACACGTGTTTTTTAGAAAGTAACTTGACCGGAATGTCATAAGAATTACTAACCGCAATTTCGTAATCAACCCAACCAAGTACGTCTTTAGGAAGCTTTTTTAATTCAATGTCTATTGTGTTCATTTTGTTGCCATCAAGTAAAGACCTACGTTAGAAAATGCGTACCCGCTATACACAACAGCCATAGCAAAGTTGCCTTTAAATCCCTGCTCTACAGCAATATAACCGTAAATAAGTCCTGTAACTATGATAAGCCATGCACTCATGCTATCTCCTGTTGGTGGGTAGGTTGTTCAACTAAGCAATGTCTAAAATACCCCATCCCGGCAAATCCAACCCCCCAAACTATTTTACTCAAAAAAGCTTGCACTTCCCTGTAAATGTAGTAATATTCAATGAACCGGGAAAACCGGCTTATCAAACTGTCCCGGCAGACAGCATATTGATTGATAAGCTTATCTTATATGCAAGGACAATTTATTATGACTTTAGCTACTACCTCGTCTTTATGGCGTTCTACAGGTGGCGATTCAACTCGCACCGCTTATGCTGGTTCCATGGACATGGTTGCCCAGTTTTATATCGCTAACACATCAGCTACAACCGCAAACGTAGTGGTTTCCTCTACTAACTCTGCTCCAATCATTTTGCCAGCAGGCGCTGTTGTATTGACTGTTAATATCACTAATCCATCTACAGGCGCTAACTCTACCTGTAACGTAGGGTTTACCCCAATAATTGGCGTAGGTCCTGGCCAAACTGGTACTCTAGGCACTAACGTTCCTAACGCATTTGTTAACAACGCTAACGTAACTGCTCGTACAGCTATCCAAATCGGCGGCACAGGCGGGGGTACTCAGTTAGGTAACGTTGCTAACACAACTAACTTAATTGTTGTTACTTCTGCTATTGGTACTGCTGGTGCAGTTGGCGGTCCAGTTACTGGGTCTATTCGTTATTACGTAGCAGACGACGGTCAGCAAAACGTTTAATTAATCTAGGGGGATTCGTCCCCCACTTAAATCTTTAGGAGATTAATTATGGGTATGCAATATGACGTTAAAGCAGCGCATTTAGATGGAAATGCTACGGTATTTTCTGGTCCAACACGAGTAAAAGGCTATCAAGTAGCTCCCGGCGGTACTGCTGGTGAGATTCAGTTTTATGATACAACTTCTAATTCTGCTACTGGAACAAACCGATTAACACTTCACGTTACCACTAATACGGCTGTTATTGCTACATTGATACCGGGCGAAGGTGTTCGTTTTGATAATGGCGTTTATGTGTCATTGCCAGCTAACTCAAGCATTACTGTATTTTATGGCTAAGAAAAAAGGTCCCTCTCTTGCGATTGGTCGTGGTGAAAAGTTGCCTGTATCTAAGGGCGCTGGGCTTACCGCCAAAGGTCGTGCTAAATATAATGCAGCTACTGGCTCGAATCTAAAGGCTCCACAGCCCGAAGGTGGTCCACGTAAGAAGTCATTCTGCGCACGTATGTCAGGCATGCCTGGACCGATGAAAGACGAGAAGGGTAAACCTACTCGTAAAGCGGCTTCACTAGCTCGATGGAAGTGTTAATGAACGAAATGGATCCAATAAAGACTGCTAGGGAACTAGCTACCCATGCCAACGACATAGAACATTTGCAGGAAGACATGGATAAGATGGTCAAAGAAATGCAAGAAATTAAACTTGCCATACAATCAATTAATAAAACCCTGTCCGAAGCTAAGGGTGGTTGGAAAACTTTGATGGCTATTGGTGGTTTTGTAAGCGTTTTAACTGGGGTAGCCGGATTTATTGCTGGGTACTGGGGTAATAAATAATGCCAAGTAAGTCAGCAAAGCAAGCAAGAACAATGGCAGCCGCAGCCCACAACCCTGCGTTTGCTAAGAAAGTTGGTATCCCAACGGGCGTTGCAAAAGAATTTAACAAAGCCGATAAAGGCAAAACTTTTAAAGAAGGTGGACTTATGAAACACGACGACATAAAAAAAGATATGCCAATGATGAAAAAAGTGGCCAAGCAAGAAGTTAAAGCCCACGAAAAATCAATGCATAAAATGGCTAAGGGCGGCTCCGCTTCTTCTCGTGCTGATGGTTGCGCTACACAAGGCAAAACTAAAGGCACAATGATTTCAATGAAAAACGGTGGAAGCTGTTAATCATGGCTACTAAAGCTGACAAGCTTATGGCTACTCTAAGTGAAAAGACCGTCGGTACCGGCGAAGAGCAGGGCGCTGTTTTAGAGAAGCTTAAAAGTAAGGCTGCCGATAAAAAGTATCAACGCGGTTTAAGTGCTGTATTAGCTGGTTCACCAGAGTATCCTAAAGCTCCACCCCCAACCTCGACTACAACTAGCATGAGAAAAGGCGGTTACGTACGTGCTGCCGACGGCATTGCTAAAAAAGGTAAAACTAAAGGAAAGATTGTTTAATCATGGCTAAACCACTACAGCAAGACGACGAAGGTCGCATTATTAACGACGTAGAAACCCAAAAGAATCAAAAAGGTTACGAAAACTACGAGGCTGATCTTAAAAAGCGCCAAAGCGAAATGGAAGCTAAAGATAAAGAGTCTACGCTTAAAAGTAGGGGCCTTAACCTTATGAAACTTGGTTCTGATTTGCTTAGCCGTCCCATGGAGAAAAAAGCTAAGGGCGGTTCAATTAAGTCTTCAGCTTCTTCTCGTGCCGACGGCATTGCTAAAAAGGGTAAGACTCGTGGGAAGATTTGCTAATGAAGCAAATGGAAATGAACCTTGGCTTGCCAGAAACGGCAGAAAAAGATACTAGCAAACAGGACAAGGCTCGCGCCCGTGCAGTTGAGAATGAAGAATTTAAAGATAAGCGCCAACCAAAAAGTGATTTGATTCGTCAAGCTGAGTTAGATAAGATGAAAGAAACACTTAATATGCCAAGAAGTGGCGGTGGTGGTGGCGGTGGGATACCTAAAGTAGGACCTAAAAAACCTACTGATATGAAAAAAGGCGGTTATGTTCGTGCTGCCGACGGCATTGCTAAACGCGGTAGAACTAAAGGGCGGATGGTATGAGATCAAGTCGTGGAATGGGAGATATTGCTCCATCTAAAATGGGTAAACCTAAAGTAAAAGCTCGTCGGGACAATACTGACTTTACTCAATATAAAGAAGGTGGCAAAGTTAAACCCGGTTTATATGCAAATATTCATGCAAAGCAAAAGCGTATTGCGGCTGGCTCTGGTGAAAAGATGCGTTCTGTTGGAGCTAAGGGTGCGCCTAGCAAAGCGGACTTTATTAAGTCTGCTAAAACGGCAAAGAAAAAATAATGTTTAAAAAACATATTGTAAAAGCCTTAAGATGGGCACTTGATAAGCTAGATCCTCCTCGTGTGGGCTGGCCTTTTACTGCTGTGTCTGAGGATTTTGAGCCACGACCAAAGGCTAAGCCGAGGGTTAGGAAAGCTACTACTCGCCCTGTTGCTAAAAAAGCAACGACTGTTGCTAAAAAGGCTATTAAAAAATGACCACATCTGGTTTATCCGACTTTAACCTTGACCTTAATGAGCTTGTAGAAGAAGCCTTTGAGCGTTGTGGTCTTGAGCTACGCACTGGCTATGACCTGCGTACAGCGCGTCGTTCTTTAAATTTGCTTACTGTTGAGTGGGCTAATCGTGGTATTAACCTGTGGACAATCGACCAAGGTCAGATTTTAATGAACACTGGGCAGGCGATTTATCCGTTGCCTGTAGACACAGTTGATTTGCTGGACACCGTTGTACGTAATAATAACGCCCAAGGCAACAATCAGATTGACATTAATATCAGCCGTATTTCTGAGTCTACCTACATTACAATCCCAAACAAGCTAGCTAATGGCCGACCAATTCAAGTATGGGTAAACCGCCAATCAGGCAATATTCCCGCAACAGCCTCAGCGGCGCTAGCTGCAGGTATTAGCTCTACTGACACTACCATTACCGTGGTTTCGGCGGCTAATCTGCCGACCAGTGGGTTTGTTAATATTGATTCTGAGACTATTGTTTATCAAAACATCGTAGGTAACCAGCTTTTAAACTGTTTCCGTGGTCAGAACAATACTACTGCAGTAGCACATATTACAGGCGCAAGTCTCTATGTAAACTACTTACCTTGTATTAACGTGTGGCCGACACCAAACTCACCGGGTAACCAGTACACATTTGTGTATTACAGATTGCGGCGTATCCAAGATGCTGGTGGTGGAATAAGGACACAAGACATCCCGTTCCGGTTTATTACTTGCATGGTTGCTGGCCTTGCTTATAATTTAAGCGTAAAATTACCAGGCGTTGATCCAAATAGGATTGGAATGCTTAAATCCGACTATGAACAACAGTTTCAACTAGCCGCAGATGAGGATAGGGAAAAAGCCCCAATTCGGTTTGTTCCACGCCAGATGTTTTATTGAGGTTATGAATGCCATCAAAATATGCGTCAGGGAAGTATGCAATTGCGGAATGCGACCGCTGTGGTCAACGGTATAAGCTAAAGGAACTTAAAAAAGAAATAATTAAGACCAAGCTGTATCAGATTAAGGTTTGCCCTACTTGTTGGGACCCCGATCAACCGCAGTTGTCTCTTGGTCTTTACCCGGTCAATGACCCACAAGCAGTGCGTGAGCCAAGACCTGATGTAAGTTATTATCAATCTGGTAATAGCGGCTTGCAAATTAATTTATCTGGAATTGGCCCAGAAGGGTTTGGAGCACCAGAATTAGGTAGTAGGGTTTTTCAGTGGGGGTGGAACCCCGTTGGAGGGGCAAGACTATTTGACAATGTTTTAACGCCAAATGACTTGATAGGTAACACACAACTTGGTACAGTAACAGTAGATATAACTTAGGAGTAATTATGGGATTCAGAAAATCAGCAGACGGCGTTACCAAGACTGGTAAAACCGACGCAAAAATTTATCCAAATGACGGCCCAAAGGTCATTCTTGGTGGGCCTAAAGCTAACAAAAGTTCTTTAAACAAGAATATGAAAGCTATGGGACGTAACATGGCCCGTTGCGCTAACCAAAGAGGTAGTTAATTATGGCTAAATATTCAATGAAAAAAGATGGTAAAGAAGTAGGTTCTGCTGCTGTATACGCTGAGCCACATACTATGTCTGGCGAAAAAATGACTTCTGCCAAAGATGCGGTTACTAAAACTGGTAGCTGGATTGACAGCGTAAATATTTCTATCGCTCCTGGTAGTAAAGGCAACTATGCTCCAGAGAACAAGAATGGCGAAATCACTATGCGTGGCCACGGTGCGGCTACTAAAGGCATTAAATGTAGAGGGCCGATGGCTTAATGAATTACCAAGAACATTTTTCGCAAATACAAAGTTATACGGAAAACCAATTCCCAGACTTTTATCTTGCTAATGGTAGCTCGATCAACGTAACAACGCAGATCAACACTTTCATTCAGCAGGCGGAGGAACGCATCTACAATACGGTGCAGATTCCTTCTTTGCGGAAAAACGTTACAGGTAACTGCTCACCAAACAGTGTGTATTTAGGTTGTCCAAACGATTACTTATCCACCTATTCAATGGCAGTAATTGATGCTACTGGGAATTACGAATTTTTGCTAAATAAAGACGTTAACTTTATACGGCAGGCTTACCCTAACCCTAGTGATACTGGACTTCCTCGCTATTATGGTTTATTTGGCTCCCGTTTAAATGACCCAAATGAGTTAAGTTTTATTCTTGGCCCAACGCCAGACGCTGCTTATACGGCAGAACTACATTATTTTTATTATCCAGAGTCAATTGTGGTTGTTGGCTCGTCATGGCTCGGAGATAATTACCCCCCGGCTTTGCTTTACGGAAGCTTGGTTGAAGCGTATACTTATATGAAGGGTGAACCAGACATGCTAGCCGCCTATAATGTTAAGTATAATGAGGCTTTGGCACAATTAAAACGTCTTGGAGATGGACTCGAACGCCAAGATGCATACAGAAGTGGTCAGGTTCGGGTTCAGGTTACTTAATTTTTTGGAGGTTTTATGGCAATTACTCAAGCAATGTGTGACTCATTTAAGGTGCAACTCCTTAATGGTCAGCAAAACTTTTTATCACAGACGTACAAAATAGCACTATATAGCAGCTCTGCTAACCTAAGTAATGCAACTACTGCATATACTAGCTCTGGTGAAGTAGCTAACGGTTCTGGATATACTACTGGCGGAAACACACTATCAGTTAGCGTAAACCCAACTAGTACAGGCAACGTAGCTTATTTATCGTTTGCTAATAGTTCTTGGACTGCAGCGACTATTACTGCCGCTGGCGCTTTGATTTATAACAGCTCAGTTGCAAACGCTGCTGTTGCTTCGTTAAGCTTTGGTGGTGATAAGACCAGTACTTCTGGTACATTTACAGTGATTTTCCCAACTCCAGACGCAACAAGCGCTATTATCCGTATTGCTTAAATAGGAGCTAAACATGGCTCTTGTTCTAAAAGATCGGGTTAAAGAGACTACCGACGTTGCCGGTACGGGTAGTGCTACGCTCTTAGGGGCGCCAGCAACTTACCAAACGTTTACTACTGCCGTTGCTAATGCATCGACAGTTTGGTATACCATTGCTGCGCAAACGGGGTCTCAATGGGAAGTCGGGTACGGAACATTTAACGCTTCCTCCAACGCTATTGTCCGTAACGGCGCCCAAATCTTTGCATCTTCTAGCGCAGGAGCAATTGTTGACTTTTCTGCTGGTACTAAGGATATCTTCTTAACCTATCCAGCAGAAGGCGCTGTATATACATTTGGCGGTGCTGTCTATGCCAACGGTAATGCTAACGTAGCTTTTGATAGTTTAAACGTATCGAATATCGCTAGTTTTAATAATGTAACTATTACAAACGGTACTGTTGCAAACGTCTCAAATGCTTCTACTTCGCTTGTAAATAAACAATATGTAGATAGCCTTGTCGCTTCTGGAATACACTTCCACACCCCCGTTCGTTTAGAAGTTCCAGATACAACTGGTAGCTTGACGGTTACTTACAACCAGCCAAATGGTGCTGGTAACGGCATAGGGGCGACTCTTACTAATGCTGGTGCTAACGTAGCTTTTGTTGCTGATGGTATTACTGCAAACACTGCCGACCGTATTTTGATTTACAACCAAGCTAATGCGGTTCAAAACGGCGTTTATGTTGTAAGCAATACTGGCTCTGCAAGCTACCAATGGATTTTGACTCGCTCTAGCGACACCGACACTTATGGTTTTGATAGCCCAAGCGCTTTAAGCGAAGGTTCAACCTTTTTTGTTCAAGACGGAAATACAGGTGCTGGTGAGACTTATACTTGTAATACACCAGGCACAATTACGTTTGGCACAACAAATATTAATTTTGTACAAATTAGTTCCGCGCAGATTTACAGCGCGGGTACAGGTTTAACTCTTAGCAACACTACTTTCTTCTTATCCAATACCGCTGTAGTTGCTACCACTTACGGTAATGCTTCTGCTGTTCCTGTAGTTACAGTTAATGCGCAAGGCCAGCTAACCAATGTAACAAATACCCCAATCGTTATTGCAAATAGCTCTGTTACTGGACTTGGCACTATGTCAATCCAAAACGCTACAGGCGTAGCTATTACTGGTGGTTCTGTTAATGGCACTTTGATTGGTAATGCGACTGCAAGTTCTGGCGCATTTACTACGTTGTCTGCAAGCTCAACAGTTTCTGGCGCAGGTTTTTCTAATTACTTAAATTCACCCCCTCCAATCGGCGGGGTAGCTCCAAGTACAGGCGCTTTTACTACATTAGGTGCGTCTCAGACAGCAACCCTTTCTGCAAACGTAGTTACTTCTAATTTAACTGGTTTCTTGTTTGGTAACAATTCTTCTCCAGTAACCGCTAGCACAACCATTCCAAGCACAAGTATTACTGGTTTGGGTACTATGGCTGCGCAAAACGCTACTTCAGTAACTATTACTGGCGGAACAATTAATAGCACTGCTTTAACTGGTGGTTCTATTAACAACATGACTATTGGCGCAACAACGGCTAATACAGTTGTTGGAACTACGATTACAGCCAATACTGGGTTTGTTGGTAGCGGCGCATCACTTAGCGCTTTAAACGGCTCGAACATTTCATCTGGTACTGTGGCTACTTCATACGGCGGTACTGGCGCGGCTTCTTTAGCGTTAGCAAACATTGCGACTTATAACTCTACTGGCACATTTAGTGCGACTCAAATATTTAATGGGTCGTCTTCTACAGAAGCAATGCAAACCACAAACATTGTGGAACTTGTTAGAGTCTCTGCTACTGCAATATCAGCGAATACTAGCTTCTTTTTAAGTAATGGCGCGGTTCAGTATTACACAGCAAATGCTACAGCTAACACAACGGTAAACTTTGCGTTTTCTTCTGGGACATCACTAAATACGGCATTGGCAAACAATGATTCTGCTTCTTGTACATTGTTAATCACTAATGGCGCAACTGCTTTTTACCCAACAACTTATCAAATTGACGGCAATGCTATTACTCCTAGATGGCAATCTAACTCATCGCCAACAAGCGGTAACATTAACTCAATTGATTCGTATAGCTTTGTAATTCTTAAAACGGCCCCTTCTACTTATATTCTGTTGGCGTCACAAACCCAGTTTAAATAAGGGTAGCTGATGCCAAGACTATCGTTAATTGGAGCAGCGGCAACCAGATCGTTTGGTCTTGCTGGAGGGGGGCCGCCTACAAATATAGCCGTGCCGACTATTTCTGGTTCAACTGTTGTTGGTAATACACTAACGTCTTCTACTGGATCTTGGACGCAAAACCCAACTAGCTACTCTTATCAATGGAAACGCAATGGCTCTACTAATATTGGTACTAACGCAAACACTTATGTAACTGTAACTGCTGATATTGGCGCTACTATTACTTGTACGGTGACGGCTGTTAATGCCAATGGCAGTGCTTCAGCAACATCTGCAGCTACTGCGGCAATTGGTTCTCCTCCTGTAAATACGGTTGCTCCTGTTGTATCTGGTACAGCTATGCAAGGTCAAACTCTATCTTGTACTACTGGTACATGGAGCTACACACCGACTAGCTATGCATATCAATGGAAGCGCGGTGCTACTGACGTTGGCACAAACGCTAGTACTTATGTTATTCAGGCGGGTGATGTAGGAAGTACAATGAGCTGCGTAGTTACAGCTACCAACGCTTCAGGCAGCGCAAACGCTACCTCTAACTCAACTGGCACTGTAATCTCTAACACCTACACTATTACTTATATGATTCTTGCTGGTGGCGGTGGTGGCGGATCCCCTGCTGGTGGAAACAATGCTGGAGGTGCTGGCGGCGGGGCTGGCGGTGTTATAGCAAGTACGTTTACAGCTACTGTAGGCACAGCTTATACAGTCACCAATGGCGGCGGCGGCGGCGGTGGCGGTTCTGGCGCAGTTGGCAATAATGGTGGAAATGCGACTATTTCAGGTGTAGCAACAGCTACAGGTGGTGGTGGTGGGGGAAGTGCTGGTGGCGCTAACGCTGGTGGATCTGGTGGCGGGGCTGGCTGTTTTGGGGGGAGTGGTTCAGGCGCAGGAACATCGGGACAAGGGAATCGTGGCAGTAATATGTTTAACACTGGGGGTTTTGATGAAGGCTCTGGAGGTTACCCTAATGGTGGTGGCGGAGGGTTGGGAAGCACTGGTACTGATAGGTATGACAAAAGTCAAAATGGTGGTAATGGTGGTTTTGGTTACGGCACTACTATTACTGGTACCTATCAAGTTGTAGCCGGAGGCGGTGGCGGTAGTAGGTATTGGTATAGCGGTAATGGCGGGGGCAATGGTGGTGGTGGCTATGGAGGAACTTGGGATTTTGGTCCAAGCGGCGGTGGCTATGCTACTGGCGGTGGTGGCGGTGGTGGTTCTTCAGGCGGCAACCCTGGTGTTTTAAAATATGGCGCTGCTGGTGGACAAGGACAAATTGTGATGCGTATTCCAAGTGCTAGGTGGACTGGAGTTCAATCTGGCGCGGCAGCTGCCTTTGCAAACGGCGCTGATGTTGTGGTAATTTGGTATGGTTCTGGTAGTTATACAGCTTAAAGGAAAAAGAAATGGCTCATTATGCAAAAGTTCAAGCAACTGCTAACTCAGCAGTTTTTATAGTGACAGAAGTAATTGTTGCTGACCGAGATTTTATTTATTCTGGCGCCGTTGGGTCTCCAGAAGCATGGGTTCAAACTAGCTATAACACTCGCGGAAATGTGCATTACGCACCAAGCCCTCCCGCTGAGCCAAATACTCCAGATGAGGGTGTTCCTCTTCGTGCAAACTATGCTGTCATTAACGGCATCTATAACAAGTTTGCTGATGTATTTTATAGTCCTCAACCATATCCAAGTTGGCTTTTAAACGAAGATACTTGGCTTTGGTACGCTCCAGTCGCAGTGCCAACAGAAGGCGGTCCTTATGATTGGGACGAAAAAACGCGGTCTTGGATTGATTTATCTAAACAAGGATAATACGTGCTTGGTTTTTCACCACTAGCTGGCGCCCCCTTTGCCGATACAGGTTCAGCGGCTAGCAACATTGTTGCTAACGGAGTAGTTGCGCCCGGGCAATTAGGGTCTGTAGCTGTTACAGCAGCGGCAAATGCAAACGTTAGCGGTGTAAATGCGGTTACTCAATTAAGTTCTGTAACTACTACGGCAACCGCAAATATTACTTTAGATAGCGTAATAGCTCTTGGTTTAGTAGGAACCCTTGATGTTTCTGGCGATGGGTTTGTTTCATTGAGCGCGGTAACGGGTGTTGGTCAGATAGGGGATGAAACTGTAGATGCTGGTGCTGATGCCGTTGTAGACGGACTACAAACCGTTGGTTATGTAGAAAGCGTGGGCGTTACAGGAACGGCGGACATTTTGGTAACATCGGCTACAGGCATAGGTCAAATAGGTGATGAGACTGTTGATGCACCAGCAAATGTCAATCTTACTGGTGTTCAGGCCGTAGGCAGAGCTGGTACTCTAACTGCAAATGGTATAGCTAATATTTACCTAGTAGGCGTTACAGGCTATACTGAGCTTGGTTTTGTCAGCGTTGGTGGTGATAACAATATACAAGTTGGCGGTGTTGTAGCTTCTGGTCAAATTGGTAATGCTACAGTAATTGGCACAGGAAATATAAGCCTATCTGGTGTTCAGGCCATTGGATATGTAGGAGATTTAGACGCCAATGGTATAGCCAATGTTTATTTAACAGGCGTACAAGGAGTTTGCAGTGCGCAAAAAGTATTAGTGTGGGGTCAAATATATGACAATCAAACCCCAAATTGGACAGACGTAGCAGCTTAAAGGAAAGATATGCCATCAACCTATTCACCCTCGCTTAAAATACAGTTAATTGGTACTGGAGAACAGGCCGGAACTTGGGGGTCTACAACCAATTACAACTTAGGCACTCTGATTGAGCAAGCGATTACCGGCGTAGCAACGCTTTCTATGGGTAATGCAAATTACACCATGACTAACTTTAACGGTTTATCAGACGAAGCCCGTAACGCTGTGTTGGTTTTAAATGGCCCAATTACTGCGCCGCAATATCTTATTGCTCCACCACAACAAAAAACATATATTGTTAAAAACGTTACAGGTAACACCGTAACCATTACAACTTCAACCGGAAACGGCATTGCTATTGCTAACTCGGTAACTGCAATTGTTTACTGCGACAGTGTTAACTTTTACCCCGCATCGACTTTAAATTACATTGATGGCAACCTTACTGTTACTGGGTATAGCTTCTTACAAAACAGCGTTGCTATGGCAACTAAAGCAAATGCAACTGTATCTGTCTATGGCAACATATATGGCAACGTCAATACAGGACAATGGTATTTACCAGTAGGAACTACTTCACAACGCGCTGCCGCTGGGCAAGTTGGTATATTCCGTTACAACAGCGAATTAGCAATTTATGAAGGCTATACAGGTGGCACTTGGGTTCGATTCCAAACCTATCCTCAAGGCGTATATACCATCAACTTTTTAATTGTTGCTGGTGGCGGCGGCGGAAGTAGTGGTGGCGGTGGTGGTGGCGGATTTATTTCTAGTTCTCTTTCAGTAACACCGGGGTCCACTTACACTATGGTTGTTGGTGGAGGTGGCGGAGCGGTTACTGGCGCAGTTGCCCAAAACGGAACAAACTCATCAATTACAAACGTTTCTACAGCTACTGGTGGTGGTGGTGGAGGACAAGTAAATGGTGCTTCAGGCGGTTCAGGTGGTGGTGGTGGAGCTCAGCCGGATTCTGCTGGTGGCGGAGGCATAGTAGGTCAAGGTTTTAATGGTGGCAACGGAGGGAACTTTACAGCCGGTGGTGGTGGTGGTGGTGGTGGTGTTGGTCAAAATCGTCAAGGCGACGAAGTAGCAGGTGTTGGTGGTATTGGTGTTTTAAATACTATTACCGGTAACGCCGTTTATTACGCTGGTGGTGGTGGCGGTGGCGGTGGCGGTAGTCCAGCTGCAGGAGGGCTTGGTGGTGGTGGCACTGCTGGCGCCAATAATGGCGGCACAAATACCGGTGGTGGCGGCGGCGGCTTTTATAATGGATTAGGTGTTGGTAATGGTGGCTCAGGTGTAATTATTATTTCCGTACCCACTGCAAGCTATAGCGGTGTAACAACTGGTGGACCCCAAGTATCTATTTCTGGTGCAAATACAATTCTTCGTTACGTTAACTCAGGAACCTATACAGCATGATCCATACTCAAGAATGCGCAACTAAAGTTGAAAGCGTATGCCCTAAATGTAAAGTGGAAATCGGCGCTATTGAAATTGCAAGCAATGAATGCGATAAATGTGGCAGTAGCTTAGAGGGGCGTATAGAAAACGTAGCGGTTACGGCTAACCCGTTGCCTATTTTTGCAACAATGTTTTAAAAATGATAAAGCGCAAAACTGTGGGTGCTATGCAC